AGGGAGGTGATATCCGTGTTCGCGCCGGACGCGGCAGCGCCGAGATTGCCCCGCGCCGTCGTCGTGTTCGCCACATCGGAGAGATTGTTGGCTTTCTGCAGGAAAAGGGGTGCGGGGAGCCCCGCGTCGAGGACGAGGGTTCCAGCAGCCGAGACGGTGAGGGTCGCTATATTTCCCGCGACCATCTCCCCGCCGGTGAGAGCCACGAGTCCCGAACCGCCATTCTTCTGGATCGCGGTTGCGGAAATGGCTGGTGAGGTGATCGCCATGGTAGCCGCCCCGGTATTCGTCGTCCCGACGGTGAAGCTGATGGTATCCCCGGGATTCGAAAGTGAGAAGCCACTCGCAGGACTCAGGCTCGCCAGAACCTGGGCATTCGCCGATCCGGTCGAGGTGCCGGCGATGAAGAAACCATTGGCCGTACTCTGCGATACTGTCTGTACCTGCCAGCGCGTCCCGTTCGCATCATATACGAACGTATATATTCCATTGGCCTGAAGCGCGCCGCTCGAAAGGGCAGATCCGTTCGCCGTGACGACCGAGACGTTTCCCAGCCCGTTCACGTTCATGACGGTCGCGCCCGTGTTCGTGTTAGCTACCTTGACGCGCAGCGGCATGCCGTTGGTAAGCGAGGCAGGAATCGGAGAAAGGGTGACCGTGATGGTGTTGGCTGATCCGCTGGTGTCGGCCGAATAATTCGGTGCCCCCTGCTGGATCGCGGTAAGGATCGCTGGAAGCTTTGTCCCGATGAACGGTGCTGTCGCCAATTGCTGAATGTTACCGCTGGTGATCGTGGTCTGGCCGTTGGCTACGGTGATCGCGTAGAGGCCCGTGTAGCCCGCGTCAGGAGAAGGCGTGGTCTGCGTGCCCGTCGTCGCCGCCACCCCAGTCTTGATCGCCACCGTGCAGACGCCTTTGCGCACCGTGTTCTGGGAGACGCCGGAGTTGCTCGGGCCGCTCCATGCCACCGACGGATTGGCCGCGTTGTAATAAGGCAGGACCGTGGAGCCCGAGTCGGTATCCTGGTAGGCGACTTCGACGAGGTAAACGACGCTCTGCCCGGTCGTCGCCGGCGCGGGACACGAGAGCGTTGTCGTGGACATGATGATTCCCTGCTTGATGATCTGGTCGGTGGTATCAGGTGCAATACTCCCGTAGGCGGTGCCGTCAACGTTTTGGAGGCTGTAAATCGAACCTGGAGCAACGAGGACGTTCAGTGCCGCCGGGCTATTCGGGGTGCAGGCCAGGCCGTCGACTACGGTGCTGGTGCCGAGGATCGCCTGCAAGGCATAGCCCAGGCCGATCATGGTGTTCTTGTTCTGCTGAAGCTGATCCGTATCTTGCGGAATCTGTCCGATATAGACGATTTGTCTGTCCAAAATAACCTCCTGTTTAACTGCTAATTCTCGTCCAAACGATGGTGCCTTCCGGCGCCACGCTGCTGATAGCTGCGTAAATGTCCGAATCCTGGACGTTGCCCTGAATCAGGCTCGGGTTGGCGTATTCGAGCTGGCTTGGCGTGCCGTAGGCCCCGACGGAGCTGCCATAGCCCCCGACGTTGGGAATCCCCTGGCCGATCGGGCGATAGGCGACGACGAAGGCCTGATAGGGGCAGAGTGTCGAGCCGTACCCTCCGGCGACGCCGTATCCCATGCTGTTCGTGTTGTACCCGCCGGTGTCGGCGGGACGGGCGGGCTCAAACACCCAGGGCGTGCGCCCGGTTAGTATCTGAAGGGCGCGAATGAGCCCGTAGCGGGTTGCTTTCTGCAGGAGCAGTTCTGCAAGGATGCGCGAGCGGAAGGCCGAGTCGGACTCCATGAACTTGCGCGGCAGGTTGTCGCCAAAAAAATCGTACGAGATCAGGTCAAGGAATCCGTCCGTCGCGCTCATGATCCGCGTCTGGAGCTTGGCGTAGGCCGCGAGGCTGTAGATCAGCGCCAAAGCCCAGGCGATCCCGCTCAGGAAGCCGTCGAGGACCGGCGTGCTGTCCTGGCTGAACCATCCGTTCGGGAGGACCGCCTTGAGGCGTTTTACAATGTCCTGCTGGTCGCCGACGGCCATCAGGCAGCTTTTCTCATCGCTTTAGATAGTGTGGCGATGTATTCATCCATTGTTTTTGCTCCCTTGGCTCTATTGCATGTTGGGCACAACAAAGCGATGTTGCTTATGTCGTTCGATCCTCCTCGACTCAGCGGGATTGTGTGGTCAATGTGGTATTTGCTGCGACCGCGTGTATGGAGCAGTCTGTCGCATAGAGGCGAGGCACACCGTCCCTTCTGTCGCGCGAACATAGCGGCAATTTGTTCTGGGGTATGTGAACCGGGCGCATTCAATTCCAGTGCGCGCCGTTTTCTGTCCCTCGCTCGGTATTGCTCTTTGTTATTTAAATAGTGCAATCTATGTTTTTGGAGGCGTTTTTCTTTATGGCCGTTGTAAGTCTTCTTGGCAGCTTCACGAATCAATTCGCGATTGTTAGCTTCCCAGTCTTTGCGTTTTAATCGAAGTGTCGCTTTATTCCGTTTCGCGTACGAACGGCAAGACTCTCTTGACCTTTCGAGATTCCTGTCTCGCCACGCACGAGTTGTATTCTTAGCCTTTTCTTGATTTTTCGAACGGTAGTCTGCCAGATACGCATGAATTCTGCGCCTGTTTTCTTCTCGATAAGCCTTCTGACATGCTTTACATTGCTTCTGCAACCCATCTCGTCGCTGTGTTGCTTTCCCGAAATCAGCAGCCGACTTGATCTCCCGGCATTTCTGGCATTGCTTTTCTAATGGTTTCGTCACTTTCTATAGCCGTGTCAATGCAGTTTTTCTGCGCGGAGTATAGCATTATGCTATGGTCAGTGTCCCGCACTTTATCACATGCTTCTGATCGGCAGTAAGGTCGGACGTTCCGCTATTCAAGGTGATAGAAGTAACGTTTATTACGCCTGGCACACTATAGGCGATGGATGCTAATTGCGTGTAAGGCAAGTTTTCCTCCAGAGTTAATGAGTTGATATAATTCGTTAGCGCGGTTGCAACAGCGGCTATTACATTGGAGTGAGTGAGGCCCGAAGTCGAAGTGATAGTCATTCCAACATTAGCCGTGAGTACAATCGGCGCGAAGACAGCATACGTGATCGTAAGCCCTCTTACTGCATCAACGGCACTGCCAATATTTGTAAGGAGCTGGCTCGATGGATAACCAGTTCCATCATCTGCCACAATATAAAACGTCCCCGGCTGGTAGGAACCGTTATAGGCGTAATTCTCGGTGATCGTGCAATCGATCCCCTGCTGGACGCCGAGGACGGCCGCCTCGATCGCCGCATAGGTCGCCTTCGACAGGGACGCGATGAACAGGACGAAGCGGATTCTTGCAGCCGGATCGGATTCGGCGTCGACGCCATTCGTGAAAGCCGCCGCGTTCGTCACCGTATCCACGCCGGGGATGTTCGAGGTGATGACAGTGATCGTGTTGGCCTGCACGTTGCCGCCCGATCCTCCGACCGTATCCTCGACCGGGACGTTGACGCTCGCGGTGTTGATCGGGATGACGTAACCCCCGAGCCCGGCGTTGTAGGCCGAGTTCGTGGTATCGAGCGTCACGGTGAAATTCTGGGTGCCGTCGGAGGTCTGGACGGTGGAACCGATCAGGATGACAGCCTGCTGGGTGGCCGAATAGCGGGAGAACGTGACCTGCCCGGTCGAGGCGCTGGCGCCAAGCCGCTCGAAGCCGTAATCGGCGAAGAAGGTGTCGAGGTCGGGACCCACGCTCGTCGCCGCGCGAGTGAGGGTGAGAGTCTGGAGGATGATCGCCTGGAGCCAGAGGCAGACGGCGGCGACGGCCTGAGCCGTGGCCCGCAGGATCGAGCCGACGCCGAAATCGAGAAGTGACGAGCAGGCAGCTTGCGTCGCGGTCGCAATGTTGTTCACCAGGCTTTGGAACGGGTAGCTCTGCAAAGTCGCCATGTTATTTCACGCCGTCACATCAAAAGTTAATACAGTCGGCAGCCCGGAATCGACCTCGACATACTGGATCTGCACGTACATCCCGTTCAGGAACGGCGTCGCCGATATCTGCGGGGGAGGCTGCTGCTGGACGCTGGTCTCAAGGTACATCTGGGCCTGGATCAGCGCGGTGACCGCCGCGAGGTCGAAAGGCTTGCCGATCATCGCGGGCAGTCCGGCCCCGTAGGTCGGCTCCCAGATGTAATCGCCCGGGTTGGTCATCAGGCGGCGCAGGATGCGCTGCTGGCTGAGCAGGACGCTGTCAGCGGCCTGCAGGTCGCCTGTGGCTCCGAGCATGAGGTCTTGAGAAAAATACTGAGCGG